GGATAGGAGCAACAATGGGAATATTCGACAAGGTATTTACAAGAATGGGGTACATGAAAGCGCCGCGGGATTATCCGAAATGGCTGCTCCAATCAGCAGATGTGGAATCGCTATCCTATCCGCAATATATTGATAGCAATAACAAACTGAGTTACTACCAGCGTGTCTCATGGGTAAATATTGCCGTTGACAAAGTTGCGACCATTGGGAGCGGGGCGCGATGGAATGTCAAGCGCAGGGAAGGGGAGCAGACCGTAGACATCCCGAACCATCCATTTGAGCGCTTGCTCGATGCGCCCAACCCGACCATGAGTCGGACTGATTTGATCTATGCCACTCTTGCGTATATGTCAGTATGTAATTCAGCGTACTGGTGGGTGAATTATGGCACGAACAGGCAACCAGTAGAGTTATGGCTAATACCGAGTAAGCAGATATCACCTATCCCGGACGGTCGGATGTATCTCAAGGGATACGAATACAATCCCGGAGATGGTCAGATAATCAGGCTAGATGTCGGGGAAGTGATCGCGTTCAATGGATTTAACCCAGATTCGATGTTCACGGGAATGAGCAACCTCGACCCGCTCCGCACTATTATGGATTCTGACATTGGTATGCAGAATTGGAATAAGAAACTGTTTGTCAAAAGCAACGGGCGCTTGCCGGGGATCCTTGCATTTGCCGATCCTATATCAGATGATGATTGGTCGCTGATTCAGCAGGACGTTGACAAAGCGGCGGCAATGCGTAACTTCATGATGCTCCGCAATGTCAAAGCGGGCGGGGTACAGTGGCTGCAGGCGACCGCTTCACAAAAGGACATGGAATTTCTTAACTCGCGGCNNTCCTATCCGTGAACGCAACGGAAGCGAACGCCAGAATTGGCAAAACCACATTAATCGATTTCAAAGTCTATCCAATGCTTCAAAAGATTGGGAGCGTGCTTACCACAAAACTCATGCCCGCCTATGGCGATAATCTGATTGTTGAGCCGGAAGATATACGCATAACGGATAAGATTTTGAGGCTCCAGGAAATGGCGGAGTATTCGAAGACACATACCATTGACGAGGTACGCAGCGAATACTGGCAGGACGATCCGATTGGCAATGATGTTGGCAGTTTACTTGTTGCCGCCGCGCAAACACCAACCCCCGCGTTTCCAATGCTATCCGCGCCGATTGAAAATCAGACATTTGAGACTGGGAATGCCGCGCTTGACGTTACGAGCGAATTTGATGCAGTGAACGCAAAGGACATGCGACCGGCACTGCTTGAATTGGAGAAGTGGGAACGCAAGAGCAAGAAGGCAGGCAAGCTCGCGGAGTTTACCGCTTATAACATCCCGGCTGAAATCGTTGAGGCTATAAAAAATGGTGCGGGATTTGATAGGGCACGTGAGATGTTAGCGGCTAACAAACCGGATAATGAGATTGATAAAGTAATTCGGATGCTTGAATTGAATTTGAAGGCGATAGGCAATGGCTGATCAATACCCGGCAATTATCGCTGCTATCAAGTGGCTGGCGGGACGTGGCGTCAATGTGTCACCTTATCTTGACCGGATGTTTGAGATTGTTGGCGAGAGATCGCCTCTCAATGACGTGTTCAATCATGATTACAAACAACGCGGAGTGAAATTCAGAGTTAATTTTCTTCCAGATTATGGGCATCGGCAACCCGTAAAAGCGAGGGATGGACGAGAGCCTGGATATGCTCAGAAGCTAAAGGTGGAACGCTGGTTGCAGGACATTTTTTCTCGTAGATTACAGGCGCAATTAGATGCGTTACGTAATGAATACAAAATAAGAAAACCAAAAAAATTACCGGTATTGCCGAACGATGATGATTTTATCGAAGAGATAATCACCGCGCTAATTACCGGGGCTTCGGAAGGAATAAATCTATTTGCAGAATCCATTATGATTGGATTTAACACAACAGCGGCTAATGAATACGCCGCAAAATGGGCACGTGAATATGCGTTCGATCTAATAAAGGGAGTTGATGAGACCTCTCTTGAAGTTGTAAGGCGTGCGATTGAGAGTTTTGTCGATGAGGTTGGCTATACCATAGGCGATATTATAGACCTGGTACAACCCTATTTTGGAGATGTACGCGCCTCGATGATTGCGGTTACGGAGACGACCAGGACATTTGCGCGGGGTCAATTCATGGCGGCAGAGGAACTGAGAAAAGAATTTCCGGATGTGCAGATAACAAAGACCTGGTTTACCAATAACGACGAGCAGGTGTGCGATATTTGCGGACCACTGGGAGATCATGATCCCATACCTATGGACGAGCCATTTGTAACAATAGACGGTGAAGAAATTATGGAGCCGCCTGCGCATGTCAATTGCCGATGTTGGATCGAATATAATACGAGGCTATAATGGCGAATAGCGATGTGTCTGTAGAGATACGCGGACTAAAGGAATTGGACGCAAAGCTAAAAAAACTTGGCATGTCGCTGAACAAATACGCTTCACAGGGCATGGTTCAAGCAAGCAAGGATATTTTGAAAACAGAAGGATTAAAGAAATACCCGCCAATAACAGATGCAAACAAACCCCCTACGCCGTGGTATCATCGCGGGATTGGTATGCAGTATAAAAGCCATAATGACGGCAGGTCAGAGCGTTATGGTACACAATGGCATACCGAGAAAGTGTCTTGGGGCGCAAAAGTCAGTAACAGAGCAAGCTACGCACCTTATCTAGCGGGTGATGAGCAGTCGCATGTAATGGCGGCGATTGGGTGGCGAAAGCTTAAGGACGTAGCAAAGGAAAAGACTAGGGTGATAAAAGACGCGCTGAACGCCTGGATAAAAAAAGCAATGCATGACGCGGGGATAAAATGAATGACATAATCAAGAAATTCGAGGATTTAACATCGCGGGATATTGCGCTTTACTGCTGGGTAGAGGTACAGCATGACGGAAAGCCGCAATTTATGAGAGGGCGCAAACGCACAATGGATGAGGGAATTATCCTGTGCAATGGCGACATCAAGCGATATCTCAACTACGTCAATGATTACGAAAAGGCGGCGAATTGACCGTAGAACTGCACTTGGGCGACTGTCTTGATATTATGCGCTCCATTCCTGACAAGTCAATAGACGCGGTGATTACTGATCCGCCGTATGGGATAGCAGATATTTGGAATGGAGGGGCTTCTTATGGATGGGGCGTTGCGAGACTCGCAACGCCGAAGCGTAACAAGTGGGACATAAAACCTCCGAAAGAGATATTTAATGAAATCCAAAGAATAGCAAAAAAAATAGTTATTTGGGGCGGTAATTATTTTGAACTTCCAATATCAAGGGGATGGTTGGTTTGGAATAAACCAGAGCGCGGCTTTTCTTTGTCAGAAGCAGAACTGGCGTGGACTAATATCGAAATGCCGATGCGTGTTTACAATTGTCACAGGAGCGACCCAGACAGAATACATCCAACACAAAAGCCGTTATCACTTATGAAGTGGTGTTTGGAGATAGCGAAAACCGATGAAGGCGATACCATTCTCGATCCTTTCATGGGATCAGGTACAACCGGCGTGGCATGCGCACAGACAGGACGTAATTTCATTGGCATTGAGATTGATCCTACCTATTTTGCCATTGCAGAAAAGAGAATCAAGGACGCACAACAGCAAATGAGGCTGCCAATTTAATAATGTCCTAAATTGACAGGTTGACTTTTGGAGATAATGATCTTACGATATTAGTAACTGAATAAGCACGGGAACGTCAGAGGCTATTGAATTAGCGGCGTTCTGTGAGAATGGAAAGCCTTGAATGGTCAGGGCTGGTTATTCACACAGAGCGCCGTTTTTGTTAGGAGTAAACAGATGCCATATCCATCCGAACATTCTGCCAGAATCACATCGCCAGATCAATACGAGCGGTTTGCGCGTAAGAACATCGCGCCTGGTATTGATGCAATACTGGGAATCGACAAAGAAGGAAAATCAGAAATCCAGGCATATCGTTTTGATGTAAAGAAATTTACAGAAGACGAAGCAAAAGAATGGTTGAAAGAACATGACATTAAATATATTCTATTTGAGCCGGCACAGGAAGAGGAAAAAAGCGCCATGAAAATCGGCGCGCGTAATAGCGCAAAAGACAAGGAACGGATCACAAAGATCAAAGAATCTGCACGGGTAATTATTGATACGGCTGACGAATTGCAGCCTGAAGAGCCATTATTGGAACTCGTCAAGGGCAATCTTTCTATGAAACTGCCCGAATTTCACGTGATCGGCGAAACGCTGGTTAAGGCGGCTGGTGATATGGAACTGGATGTTTTACTTGTTCCATTCGGCGGTCCCGATAACGGCAAAGATACTGACGGGCAATTTTTCAGTCCTGACACACAGACACAACATGAGATTTATAAAACAATTCCTGCTTATTATTATCATGGATTTACTCCTGATGGCGATCCGCAGGGCGATCCAGAAGTAATCGGTATGATGCACTATGATCACACGGACGAGAAGGGGCATTGGTACAGGGCGGTATTAGATAAAACAAATCAATATGCAAAGAGGATATGGGAGGCTGCAAAGAAAGGATTGGCGCGTGCAAGCTCCGGCACAATAGCGCATATCGCAAGGGCGGCACGTGGTGGATTCATCAGAAAGTGGCCGGTAGTAGAAGGTTCATTGATAGACGAAGGCGAGAACCGGCATCCGGCTAATGCTTATGCTGTGGCGCTCCCGGTATTGAAAGCACGACAACCCGATTTAGTAATTCCTGGCGATGACGAATCAACAGAGGCGGATGATACCGCGTTGATTGATAACGCCACTATTGAACCAAAAACAAATTTAACAGGAGAAATCAAAATGGAAGAAAAAGATATACTGAAAATGGTGGCGGATGAAATCGCAAAACTCGAAGCCACTAAAGCTGAAGAGGCTAAAAAGGCAGCCGAACGCCAGGCTGAAATCGATAAGGCGGTGAAAGCAAAAGAGGAAGAGCTTGAAAAGAAGTTTGCCGAATCGAACCGCCTTCCGAGCGACCGCGCTCCCTATGCCAAGAAATTCGGGGATACCGATCAATTTGACAACCTGGACGCTGGTGATCTGGCTACTGTCATCGGCGTTGTAAAGAGCGCTGGTCAGAAACCGAGTGAGGCTGCTTACAAGGCGCTTGCGTTCAAGCTCGAAGAGGACAAATCTGGCATTGGCGAATCTGCTCGCAAGAGCATGAAAAACATCAAAGCGAATGAACTGGATTATTCTACACTTTCCAGTTATGGCGATGAATGGGCGGGCGTTGCTTATTCACAGGCTATCTGGGAGAGCATCCGTACTGGCGCGAGCATTATCAATAAAATCCCATCCGTTGAGTTTCCAAAAGGCGTTGAATCAATGTACCTACCACTGGAGGGAACTGATCCGGTATGGTACAAAGTGGCTGAGGCGACATCTAGCGCAACTGGCTATGCTGGACCAACTCCGACAGTTACCGCCTCACAGCTTGGAACTGGGCGGGTGCCATTAACGCTTGCCAAACTCGGCGCACGCGTTTTATGGACAGGCGAACTCGATGAATCCTCACTGGTTCCATTCGCCGGGCAATTACGAGCGCAGTTGGGCGCTTCCGGTTTGGATTATCTTGAATCAGCCATCATCGATGGAGATACCGAAACTGGCGCGAGTACCAATATCAATAATATTGCTGGTACTCCGGCGGCTACAGATTGGTTCATGGTTTTCGATGGTTTTCGTAAATCACCATTGATTACTACTACAGCCAATAGCCGGAGCGCGGCTGGCTCGCTTGATGTGAGTGATTACCTCGAAACTATCAAGCTCATGGGTACTGCCGGGATCAATGGGCTGGATCGCGCGCGCGTAGAATTCATCGTTGACCCGAACACCTACTACAAGACAATCGGGCTGCATGAGGTATTGACCCGTGATGTGTTTGTTTCGCCTACGCTCGAAGGCGGGCAGTTATCCGGCTTATTCGGTTATAAGCTGAATGTGTCTGGCAACATGCACAAGGCAAGCACCTCACGCAAGGCAAAGTCGGATGGCAAGATCGATGTAGATACCCAGACCAATAATGCTTATGGCGCTATTCTGGCTGTTCGCTTCGACCAGTGGAAACTCGGCTGGATGCGGCATATCAAATTAGAAACCGCCCGCTGGGCAGCTTCAGATACCAATGAGATCGTTGCTACCATGCGCGTTGGTTTGAAACAGCGCGATACCGAGGCATCCGCGATCACCTACTACGTGGGTGTGTAGCCTAACGGCTGACAAGTAAAATAGGGGAGGGAATAATATCCCTCCCCATAACGAAGGAGTAAATACAATGGCAAATACCTATATCGCACGTGGTAATGACGCGCTCCATGTTTCACATAGCGCGGTTATTGATTTATCTGGCGCGGCTGTTGCACAAACCGTGATGGAGCATTTTACCCGTGCTGCAAAGATCGAGCGTATCAATATCCTATATACCGAGGCGTCGAGCGCTGACGCTGGCGTAGCGTTGAAGGTTGGCAAAGAATCTGATGATGACGCTTATTACACCGGAACATCCGCCACATCCCAATTGTTATGGGCTGAATCGAATGTTACTCCGCTGGCTACCATGATAAACGCAGGCGACACTTTGACCTATCTGTGCGCGGGCGGCAAGACTGGGACTGGAAACATTGTAATCACGGTCGAATGGCGGTTCGTGGAGTAGATATGAGGGTCAAATTCTTACAGGACTTTCGAGGCAGGGAAACGCATGAAATCTATTACCAGGCGGGCGATATAGTTGATATTGATCCCGTTGACCTGATAAAACGCGGAATATGCGAACCCGTCAAGAAATCACCTGAACCAGAAATACGGGCAACTGAATCGCCTACCAAAGAGGATGAAGAAAATGAGAAAATTCTCAATCAAGTTCACGACAAACGCAAGCGGAGCCGTAACAGCTAACCATGTTTCAAACGTGCTAGGTAAACTCTATGCAATACTGTATAAACCGGGAACGATTGACACTGGGGCAACTGTAACTATAACCTGCCAGGGGATATTCGATAAACCACTATTGACGAAGACAAGTGCTGGGACTGTGGATACGCTTTACTACCCGCGCGATATACCTCATGCGGTTGCAGATGGCGCAGCCCTTACGGCTACGGCGGGCGGAGACCGGGTTATGCCATTGATGAATGGAGTTCCCAGAGTGGTAATTGCGTCCGGCGGAGATACAAAATCCGGTGAGGTTGTCTTCTACTACGAGGATTAATCTATGACCATTACAAACGGTTATTGCACTCTCTCGGAGTTCAAGCAATTTATCACGCCGCCGGATCAGACTCTCGCCTCTGACATTGGCGACGATTCAGTTATTGAAATGCTAATTGAATCATCAAGCAGGTTCATAGATGGAGAATGCGCTCGCCATTTCTATAAGAGCAGCGCTGATGAAACCCGCTATTACACGGCAATAGAACCTGGTTACGTAAGAACAGACGACCTGGTAAGCGTTACCAGTCTTTACACGGATGGCGGGGACAGAACCTACTCTACAGAATGGGAAACGACCGATTATGACCTGTGGCCATATAACGCTGCTGCTGAAGGCAGACCTTACGTACAGATTGTGATAACGCCTAATGGGAGTTACAGCTTCTATCCGAACATTGCAAAGGGCGTAAAAGTTACCGGGATATTCGGCTATCCTTCCGTGCCAACACAGATAAAAGACGCTTGCTTGATGATTACTCTATCTGCCTATAAACGGCGCTACGGCGAAAATCTATCCAGTGTTTCAACTGTTACGGCGGGCGGAGTAATTATTACCCCACAGGATGTACCCGCTGGGGCATGGGCAAAGATCAATCCATTCAGGCGGCGTATCTAATGGCAGGCGTGAAACTATCCACAGTCATTGATGCAATAGGCGCATTATCAGTTACGCTGACCAATGGCAAAGCGTTAAAGATACAAGAAGATTCGACCATCCCAGAAAGCGCCTTGAGATTAGGCGGGGTCATGTTCCCGAAGCCGGACGGATTTATAACCGGGCTAACCGTAGAACCGCAGACGTACGGATCGAACGGCACGGAGCGGGTTGACGTTCACTACAACCTGACATACGTGTTTTGCAGCACTCCGATAGGTTCGGGGCGGGTATTGAGCGCAGACAACTACGTCACAGTTGTAGATGATACCGTCTTGATACTCAATGCGATATTGACCAACGATGATATATCGGACGGGATAGATTTACGGCTTGCAGATGTATTGAGTTTCGGGGCGGTGAGTGATCCGGCGGGTAATGTGTTTTATGGCACGGAGATTCAACTTTCCGTGACGGAATTTTACGAGGTGTAAATGACCAGACGAAACCCGAAATTTACCAGAATTTACGCCAATGGCTATGATATATCCGGAGAAGCATCAAATATTGGAACAGTTGGATACACACAGGACGCGCCAATGGTCGCCGCTTATAGTGATGATGTGCTGAATAGCGTGCTTGGACAATCTCAAATCCAGTGCGGTCCAATAAACGCTTTTCTATCGCCATCAGTCTCTATCGGAATCCACGAATTGTTTAATGGCGGAATGGATGTAATAAATGTTTTGATCGCTTTTGGTTCGCTTGCAGTTCCGGCGGTTGGTGATCCCGTGTTTGCCTGGACTATGAGGCAGGGCGGGTACACGGCGGATGGCGCTGAGGGCGTGGTAGGGGTAAACATCCCATTCCCTAACGCGGATTACTCGACCGTCAAAGGATATCATTCGCCATTCGGATTGTTGGTACATGCCAAAGGAGCAGAGACAGCAGCGAATACGGCGGAAGCAACGATAGACAATACGGCATCTTCGGCTAAAGGCGGAATATTCGCTTACCAGTTATTCAGTTCTAACGGGACTGTGACGCTGAAATTGCAGGAAGCGGATACCAATCTAAACGCGAATTTTGCGGATTTGACGGGAGCAACAAGCGGAATAATTGACGCAAGCGTAACTCCGGCATCTGGAATGGTTGCGTTGTCTACTACGGCAACAGTAAAACGTTATATCAGGTGGCAGCTTGCCTTTGGGACAGCTACTACCGCCACATTTGCCCTTGCATTTATCAGGGGAACATAAGGAGAGTAATAAATGACAGCACAAACAGGACGCACGAACGCAAAGCACATAGGATTCTGGCTTGACAATTCTGCTGGAACTCTAACAAATTTGACCGCATATACCAAGAGCATCGGTACAATCGGATTAACTTACGAGGAACAGGATGTAACCGCCTATTCCGATGGCGTAAAGAACGTTACGATTGGACGGGCAGACGCGCCGCTGAGTATCACGTTCCAGTGGGACACGGTCGTATATGCACACCTCATCGCGTTGAGCCGCACGACCCCGTTATCGCTGGATATCCGTATTGGCATCCGGCATGACTGGGAGGCTGGCGAGCCAACATTCGGCATCACCTCAAGCGCAACGAGCGGATACCTGCTGAAAGACCTTACGGCAACCGACACAGAAATTACCGCGTCATTTGTCGTGTTTGGGGCAACCGCGCCAGATTTTGGAACCACCGCGCATACCTAATATGAGTAAACGCATAGATTCTAAAGTCAAACGTTTTCCGGGTTACGTGATCCTATCCGATCCATTGGCTATTCCACAAACGATGGCGTTCGAGGATGCTATGAGCGCGGCGCATGAGGGAGCGAGGAAACGCGGTGACATGGTAACGATTAACGAAAAAGAGCGGGTAAATACTCTATCGCCTCATTTTCAGCACGAAATTCTGGCGGGTATCATTCCTTGCGTAGAAGAGTGGCATATTGACGGGTTACCGGAAAATGTAACTCCGGATACGTTTCCTGGCACGCCAAAAATAGCATCGGCGCGGTTGATTTCATGGCTGATAAATGAAATATCAGAGCTGTACAGCGAGGCAGAGCAAGTCCCAAACGAGTGATCGCCGCTGCTTATGAGTTTGCCCAGAGTGGCGGCGTGATACCCCAAGAGATACGACTGGCACGCTATATAGACAGGTTCGGAGCGCAGGCAGTAATAGGCAGAACATTGAGTGCAAACGAGGTTAACAGAATTATGGCAGCTGAAGAAGTGATGGCGGCATATCAGAGCAGAGCAAAATCCGACAACTGGGCGGCGTGGGCTGGTGAACATCCGCATTATGCCGAATTGCTATCCAGGGCGGCGAGGCTGGTAAATGGCTAATCAGGTAGAAATAATTCTAAAAGCCGTTGATAAGGCGAGCGGTGAAATTAATAAAGTGTCCGGCGCGGGAAACAAGCTCGCAGCCGGTTTCAAAAGTTTAACCGGAATGTCGCTTGGAGCAGGCGCGGCAATGGCGGCGGTTGGAGCAGCCGCTAAATTCATTGGCGACGCAGTAAACGAGACGGTAGCCTATGCCACTGAGATAGATAACATGAGCCGCTTGCTCGGTATATCTACAGAGGAAACGAGCAGGCTTGTACAGGCAAGCGATGATTTATTTATTTCACAAGAAACGCTGAAATCAGGTCTTCAGGCGGCAGCGCGGCAGGGGATTGACGTAAGTATTGATGGATTGAAACAATTATCAGAGCAGTATTTATCGCTTCAGGCAGGGGCGGAGCGATCCGAGTTTGTACTGAAAACGTTTGGGCGTTCCGGTGCTGAAATGGGCAAGCTGATGGAGGTTGGCGCGGAGGGAATAGACGCTGCCACAGCCGCGATTGCTGACAATATGATAATCACACAGGAATCGATGACCAGCATAATGAATTACAAGCGGTCGGTTGACAACTTGAATGATGCGTGGTTCGGATTAAAGATGACTATTGCGCAAGAGGTTATACCGCAACTTGATTTATTGTTTAGACAATTAACACCTGGCGTTGATGCAATAGAAGAGCTAGAAACGAGAATATACGAATTACAAGAACAAATTGTTCAAACTGAAAAATATGGTGGAATGGCGGGGATGACGGCGGAAGAAGTCGCTGAACAAGTAGAAGCTCTTGAAGCTGAAATTCAGCGGTTACAGGACGAGCTAAACGGAACGGTGTCTCCAACAGAAGATGCGACAGTGGCGCTTGATGAGCTTGCAACGACAGAACAAGAATTGATAGATATAAACAGACAGTTATTGCAGGAATCATTAAAAGTATCTGACTGGATGGAGGGATGGTCTGGAGCAGATGACGAAGCTAAAAAGTTAGATTTACAACTTGATTACATCCGAGACAATTTAGATCAACTAGGCGCGGCGGGTGGCGAGGTTTGGAACGCATTCCTATTACAGACAGGTCAAATAACACCTGAAGCACTAACAGAATTCGCGAATGTTGAAGCCGCGTTTTTGAGATTAAAAGGTTTGCTTAGTGCCGGAATTCCTGTTACGGTTGCTGTAAATATCGTAATGAGCGAATTTAATATCGGCGGAGAAGCTGCGCCATCTGGACCATCCGCTGGTGATTGGGTATTGAGGGGTACAAGAGGCGGGCCGGGTACAGAAAGCGCGTGGTACTCAGAATCATTAGGGCAATGGTACTATGGAGATAAACCACCCGGACACCATGCCGTTAGCGGTCTTGGCGGCGGGCGTACCATCGTTGGCGAGTTCGGTCCAGAAGTGGTTGATTTGCCGCCAGGATCACGGGTGCATAGTGCAACCAACAGCGCCAAAACAGCAACGAGCATCGGCGGATTTACAGATCGCGACCTGCGTAAATTAGCGCGCTATATATCCGAAGAATTTGCGAGGTCGAGCAGATGACAGGGCAATTAACGCCAACAATTACATGGTACTACTGGAACGGAAGCACATGGGTTGATATATCCGAATACGTGTTAGATGATTCCTGCTCCGGTAGTTGGGGCATGAATTCTAACAAGCCAACAGATAGGCTGGCAACTCCGGGCGAAATGAACATGAGCATGGACAATTCAGGGGGTAAATTCGATCCTGATAACGCGAATGTTCTCACGGGTTGGGCTGTAAACACAAAGGTGAAACTGACAGTCTCATATAGCGGATTTTCAAAAATCGCATTCTACGGGCATGTAACAGATATTCAAATAACCGACCGTTCCACAACATATAGTATTGCCGATGTAACGGTGCTTGACTGGATGGACTACGCCTATCGTTATACCATAACCCAACAGAGCATCGAGACATATAAACGCGGCGACCAGGTGGTAAAAACTATCGTGGACGCCGTAGGACACACCCCGCAGGCTACGGAATATAACGAGGGCGATTACGAATTTGAAGCGGCATTCGATTCAATGACCGTCAAGACAAAGGCGTCAACGGAGCTAAATAAAATCGTATTGAGTGAGGGCGGATATTTCTACAACAGGCATGACCGCACAACGGGTGAAAAGCTGGTATTCGAAAACGCCACATACCGGAATGGGTTACGCACGCTGGCAAAATTGCCGGTGCTAACGGATTCTTATCTGCTTAAGGCTGGCAGCACAACAGATAAAATATTAATGGCAGGGAGTGCTACTGATTATATCCTGCTGAATACCGCAACAGATGCACACATGAACGGAATAGGGGAGCAATACGAACGTTCACATGGCGAGAATATCATCAATAAAATCGCAGTAACGGCATATCCGAAACGCACAGATACAACAGAACAAACGCTTTACTCGTTGGGCGATGTAATCAGAATATCATCCGGCGAGACAAAGACAATCAGTGTCCGCTATCAGAACGCTGCCACGAAGGAAAGTTGTAATGCCATAACATCGCTGATGATACAGCCGGTTGCCACTACCGATTACACAATGAATAAGCGAGCTGATGGAACTGGCACGGATTTGACCTCATCGCTGACCGTGAGTGTGGTATTCAGAACAGCAGAAGCAGAAATCACGCTGACAAATTCGAGCGCTTATACGGGAAAGATTACTAAATTGCAATTACGCGGGTATGGCGTTTATCAGGATTCGAGTATCAAGATAATGGTCGAGGATTCTGCATCGCAGGCGTCTTATGCTGAACACGAGTTGAACATTGAGCAGCAATATCAGCGCGACACCATAGCAGGTAAAGCATGGGCTGAAAGGATTGTAGCGGGGGAAAATAAACCGCGAACGGCATTAAATAAGGTAACGTTTACTGCCAATAAAAGTGAAACGAGAATGCTGGCGTTTCTTGCGCTTGACATTGGTGATATGGTAAAGATCACGGAAAGCACGCTTGGACTAGATGATTACTACTACATCAATGGGATCGAGTTTTCCATTAGCGCAGGGAATATAATTACCTATTCATGGACGCTGATAGAAGCTGATACTTATTCTAATATCATCGTAGAGTTTCCTGTTACAGCCGACCTTGCCGATAGCGGATATATTGACTTTGGGGCGATTGACGAAATGGTTTTCTATGATGGATTCACCGTAATCGCCGATATCTATATTGATAGCGGTGTAACAGGTCATGGGGCTGTAATTGGAAAATATACACTGGATTCATCAACCTCTGAATTTAGCGGATGGTATTATGGGACTTCTTCTAGCAACACAGTCCTAATTGTGCGCATGAGAAAAGATTACCGGGACATGGTCGAATCAAGCGCCGCGGTAGCAACGGATACCTGGTTAAGGGCGGCTATCAGGCTTGATAGAACAAAGGGATCGATTTATATAAACGGCGCGTCGGTAGCAAGTTCCTATTCCCTATTGTACGATAATAGATATATTGAAGACGAGGGGAACAGGGTACTAATGGCAAGAACGCTAGACGTTCCAGGTTATGGCAATTTTCCATTTTTTGGAAAAGTGAGAAAGTTGTATGTTTATAATCGCTATCTGGAAGACGCGGAGATTACAAGCGACTATTCAACTCCCGGATGTATTACTGATGGGGCTGTATTTGGATCTCCGGCGGTATTAACCCGAACGTTATCTAGTTTCAATGGATTAACGCTAACAGAAAACGATAGAATATTTGATCGAATCGGCGGCTGGATTGGGATTCCAAAGAACTCACCAACCAGTCAATTGATTACATAGGAGTAACAATGGCAGACACACAGGAACAAAGTTTAAGCTTAGTAACGCTCGCAGCTGGTGATTATATTCGTGTAGTTCATAGCCCTGGTGGTACTCCAGAAAGCGCATATATCACCGATGCCGGGCTAAAGACGTATCTCAAAGCTTATAATGATACACTCTATTATGGCACTGCGAATGTATCCCATAATACAAGCGGCTTCTCAAGCATATCGGATACCACGCTTAATAATATACCGGGATTGACATTCACTACAGTATCAGGCGGTAAGTATAGATTTCAAGCAATGTTGTTTATTATTAATGACGCGGCGGGCGGCACGAAGGTCGCTATAAGCGGCACGAATACTGCGACTGACATTAAATACCGCGCCGAATTTCTTGGTGGGTCATATGAAATGAAAGGTGCGGCAGGCTTGAACGCTGCATTAGGTGAAACAGCAGTGCATCTGGCAGTACGAATATCCGGTTACATCGAAGTTAATGCCGGAGGAACGCTTACCGTGCAAGCCGCGCAAAACGCGAGTTGTGCAACGGCGACCATTGTATTGATAGGTTCATGGTTCGAGGTGGATAAAATAGGATGACATTCATAGACATATCTTTCTGGAACGGCGTGTTTGACTGGGACAAAGCCACCGCAATGGGTGTGCAGGGCGCGTACATCAAAGCAAGCGAGGGACTTTATACGGATAGGATGTTCAAGACGAACAGCGCAAGTTGTTCACTCAAATGGCGCGGGGCGTATCATTTTTTATGCTACGAGGCGGGGCAGTCTGGGGCACGCCAAGCGGAGTATTTCGTCAAATTGTTAGAGAGTTGGCGACACAATCTACCAGGCGCATTAGACATAGAACAATCGTCAAAATATTCTACGCCATGGGTTACCAATATGGTAATTGACATGGCGGGCGAATTTGTTGAGAGGTACAAAGCGTTGAGAGGGCATTATCCGGCACGTTATCATAGCGGGTGGTTGTATCCATTCACGCAAGCCGCGTTCCCGGAGTGCCCGCTGTGGATCGCATCTTATTTCAGCAATTACCCCGCTTACAAAGAGGGGAATAAATATATCGAAATTACCAATTATGCACTATGGCAATATTCGAGCCAGGGCGCGGGCGCGCTCTATGGCAACGAGGCGGGTAATCCCTATATCGACCTCAACAGAACTGGCAAGGCGGTCACATCATGGGCGATTGCAGATCCGTTTGACGCGCCGGAAATCGATCCTGGAGTGTTCACTGCACAATGCACGGCTGATAGGCTGATTATCAGAAGCGCGCCGTATATGGCAGATGAAACAGATACAGGACTGCGATTACTGCGCGGCGATATTCGAGAGGTCGCAGAGATACAGGGCGATTGGTACAGGATAGCGGATGGCTGGGTATCCTCGTTGTACATGGCGCGGATATCAGAGCCGGTACAGCCCGACCCGCCGGAGTTGACGCTAGAGGAGCGGGTGGCGGCGCTGGAGAAGGCGGTGTTTGGTGAGTAATTGGGCGGCACTCAAAGAGAAGGAATACGGATTACCTGTCCATAAAAGGGCGCGGTATGGCATCCACTTTGACAGAGGGGGCGGCGAGATATTAGCCGAGTTCACGGGCAAGCCATGTCATTATCTTGATAATGGATTATGGAAACCGATTGATACCGCGTTACTCCCAACGGCTGATGGATGGTACTCGTCTCCTCACTCTGACGTGGTAATTCACCCTGACGGGCGGGTGCGGGTACGCAACTCGGATTACCAGCAGTTCACAGGGTTGCCATCCGCGAAGGCTGGCAGGCTGGACGGAGACAAGATAATCAGGGAGTTCCCCGGCGGTGAACAGCACCTCATTATGAAAGAGGACGGGTTCAGGGAAGAGATACACGTATTCAAGCCCACATTCCCGCTGGAGAGGTTTATCGCCAAAACTACGGGTAAACTGCCGGGCAAGTACAGAGCAAATCCTATCACGGCGCAGGACGCAGAGGGGAATGTTTACGAGTTCAAGGGGAATATGGTGGAGTTCGGCTCGTGGCTGGAGAAGGCAATATATCCGGTGGTGATTGATCCTGATTTTGTATTGCAACCAGCAGAGGCAGAGGCGCAGGACACATATATTGCTATTGCTGCTCCAAACAATCAATATTCAACAATGAATGTGATAAATTTTAGGGGTTATTTAAGGGCTGATGCGATTATTGGCCTACTATCATTTGATTTGAGCAGTATTCCATCTGGTGCTACTGTGTTGAGCGCGGTGTTGACCACACAGCTAGTATACAATCAGTTACGAACCTCACAAATTATTTATCACAGAATTTTATCTGGTAACAATGGTTGGATTGAGGCGTGCACATGGAATTATGCCATTCCCACCACGCAGGCATGGGCTGGCAGTGCTGGGGCATTAACATCTGGAACAGACTATGATCCAGCCGCTCTTGGAACGCAAATTATTACTGCCGGAGATCTATCAGGAAGTCAATACAACACATCATTAGATACAACAGAAGTCGAATACATGATATCCAATAATTATGGATTTCTCGGACATTATTATGAGGCAGACGTGGTTACTTTTGCATCGTCCAATTATGGAACGGCATCAGCGAGACCAAAGTTGTCCATCACCTACTCGGCAGGCGGAGTTCCAAAACATTTCATGTACTACCAGAGATTGAGGTCATTATGAACATTCTCAAACAAAGCACGGCAGTAACGATTAAACTTGGACCCCTCGTAGACGATGCGGACGGGAAAACAGCAGAGACGGCATTAACGATATCGCAAGCTGACATTCGGCTGTCCAAGAACGGCGGAGATTTCGCACAGAGTAATAATGCCGCTGGCGCTACCCAT